GACTTATCAGACTTGTCCTGAAAGAAGTCCATCAGTTTAGGTAAACCACCCATTAGGAATGATAAGGCGGTTGAAATTAGTGTTAGCATTACTTGTCTCCCCAGACGATAAGATAAGAAACTACTGCGGCAACTAAGAAGCAATAGAGTTGGACTCGACGAACTGCTTGCATATCTGCATCAAACAGTTTCTTGTTTTGTGCTTCTTGTTTCATTATTCGTTGTTTAATGACTAGAACATCGTCCCATGCTTTTGGACCATATTTGTTCACTACTTCTGCTTTCATACGAAGTTCCATCTTCTTTACTTCTTGGACTAATTCGTATTCTTTAAGAGCCTTCACAACGGTAGTGTCAGGGACAAACTGTTGTGCTTTACGCCTCTCAGCAGCTTTTTGTTGTGCTACTTCTGCACCGTCCTTCTGGACGTTTTCAATGCTTTTGGTTAATGATTTAGCACTTACACGAGCAGCATCTAAGCTACCCGTTAAGGTCTTGACTCCTTCGTTTATTCCGTATTGGTCTGACATAGTTCTTCATTGTGTGTATAGTGTGTATTATTATTGTGTCAGAAGACGCTGTAACTCTGCATCGCTAATGCCTTGAACAGATACCGAGCCTTGTGGTGGGTTTAAAGCGCCTGTCAGTAAACCTTGATACGCTGAACTTGGCGCTCTTGGTGTTGCTCCTGCAGCAATCTCCTGAACAGCAGACTGAGCCGCACGTCTACGCAATGCCCCTTGCAACAAGTCAGCAGTTAAACCACCGCCAGAGAGTGCAATAGCAGCAGTCGGAGATTGTGTATAGACAGCAGCTCCGCCAGCAGCAGCGAGTTGAGACCGTAAAGGACTGAACCTTGAAATCATAGATAAAACAGAATCAAAAGGACCGCCTTTGGCGACTGATTTAATGATGTTCTGCTCTGACGTGGTAAACAATTTCATTTTGTCTTTGTTTGCCGCTAAGTTTATAAAACCACGACGGATTAACTCACTATCAGATGCTTTAGGGTCTAATGCTCTTACTTCTGCAACATTCAAGGCATCTTCTAGTGTCTGCGCCCGACTTGCATTGCGCCAGTCCTTACGAGCCGACATAACATCTTTTACTGCTTTGTCAATACCGTCTTTGCCAGCAACAATGTCTTTACCTGAAACATTACTGATGTAATCATCAACTTTAGTTACAGCAACACTGCCTAAGCGACGTACATCAGGGTCTTTGCTTCCTTTTAAATCGTTCAACATTGCTCTCATTTTGTCTAATGAACTGAACGGAAGGACAGGGCTATCGCCAAGCACTCGAGCCATTTCATTTAAACGAGCAGTTACTTCTCTAGCAGAATCAGTACCCGGAACCATACGAGCATCGTCTAACGCTGTTCCAATGTTCTTAAACATATTCTGAACACTCTCGGGCTTCAAGGTAATACCTGCGTCATCTACTGCTTGGTAAGACTGTGCTGCTCTGTCTTTGACCTGAGCAATCGTTTCACGAGGACGATATTTATAGTCAATACCTTTACCTGTGGCAGCGGCAGCTACTGTGCCAGTTAAGATACCTGCAATCGTTGCAGCAGTGTCACTACCTGTCACTTCTTTAACCACTTCCGCAGTTGGTTGTGCTACTAAGCCAGCAGCAGCAGATGCAGGAACCTGACGAATTAAGTCTGCAGCGAGGATAGGAACATTAGGAGCAGCTTTAGCTAAACCTGCAGTACTTACCATTGCCTGTGTACCCGACTGAACTGCTCTTTCGATTGCGTTCTCAGGTTCAGGGACGCCCGCTTGTGTCAGCATCCGACTCTGTGCTGCAGCAGGAGAAGCCATGCGATAGTCTGAACCAAGTGCTTCAGAGCCTAAATTAACACCGCTTCTAACTGCTTCTAAAACCATCGTTGCAGGAGAAGTAAAAGCCTCATAAGCTGCACGACCTGTCAGACCTACTTGACGTAGAAGTTCTTGTCCAGTTGACCGTGGCTGTGCTGTTGGCGCAGCAGTGACAGGCGCTGGTGTTGGTGTTGCTTGAGGTTGTCCACCAGCTAATTCTTCTAAATCTGAATCTGACAATTCTGTTGGTGAGTTATAAACTACACCATTAATTGTATACTTAGGCATTATTAATCCTCAATAGTTACGACAACACCTGACTTGAGTGTTCGTGTTTTAGCAGTAGCTGGTTTTTCTGGTTGAGTTGGTGCAGGTCGTTGCTGACCGCCAAACAATGGTTCAACTTTTTGAGATACACGGCGCTGGTCAACACGAGCTTCTGTACGAGTCTTTGCTTTTTCAAGAGACTCATTATATCGCTTCAAAGCCTCAAGCGTAGCGTTAGTGTCGTTACGACCATAAGCTGCAATTAACGCATTAGCAAAACGCAGTACGTCCTTGTCGGTTTGTACACCTTTTTCAGCACTAACTTGTAAATTAACTGCTGTGTCAACGGCAGACTTTAATGCCTCGTATGCACGACTTTCAGGAGTAGAGTTACCTAGTGCGTTTTGAGCAATGTATTTAGCGTTCTTTGCAGGTCCTAATTCTAATGTACGCACACCCTTAGCATCTGGAGTTAAATTCAAAATAGATGGTTTAAGTGCTTCACCTTGTGCTAAGTAAGTATCAATAGCCTCAATATCTTTGTCTTCACTCTTTTGTAAACTAGCTGATAGTGGTTTTGGAGGCGCTTCAGTTCTACCAGCAGCAGCGGCAGCAATTCTAGCCCGTCTGTCTTGTGATTGTGTTAATACTTGTAGAATCTTATCAGGAGAACCATACTTAGTTACAACACTCAGAATCTGTTGCTCTGTTGCTCCGGGAGGAAGTGCAGATAATTCTTTTCTTAGTCTTTCTTCTTGAGCTGCTGACAACTCCTCTTTAGCTACCAGACTTTCAGTTCTCTGAATATCTGCTGCAGTCTTCTGACGACCAAGCCCAGCTTGTTCAATGCGGTCTGCTTCACGGACAGCCATCATTGCTTCTTGAGGAGCAAAAGGTTGTAATGCTTGAGCAAACTGTCGAGCGCCCTGTGCTGTAGTTAAATCAAACTGTGAAGACAGTTGTTTAATCTTAGACACACGCTCTAATTCAGCGTCTCCGCCAAGTAAGCCTCCTACAGCACGACCTAGACCAGCGCCGCCTTGATAAATAGACATTTGAGCTTGTTGTAAGGGGTCAAGCTGTGCATAACGAAAAGCATTAGACGCATCTGTAGCTTGACGCTGACGCATTAACTGCTCAGGAGATACTCCGAATAAACTACCTACGATTTCTGCCATGATTTTTCCTTACGCTAATCTTTCTGGACCACTCTCAAACAAACTACTAAACCAACTGCTTCCTGCTCCGCCACCGCCTCCGCCACCAAAAGCAGAACCAGCACCGCTAAGGGCTGTACCGAGTGGGCTATAGCCTTGATACTTGCTATATGCCTGTGCAGCAGCAGCTTGTGGTTGTAGATATAGTTGACCTGCTCTTGCACCTGCTTGAGAGTATCTGTCTGCCAAGTCTTGAGACAACAAGAAAGGTTGTTGTCCTAGTTTCTCTGTCGTACCTAACAGTTCTAACTGTGCGCCAAGTGGTCTGTAACCAGCGGTTGTTAGTGCAGGAACTTGTCCAAGCAACTCGCCACCTGTACCAAACAAACCAGCACCAAATTTAGCTCTGTCCATTGCCGCTTGGTCTGCTCTCGCAGCTAATTCTAAGTCTTGACGAGCTTGAGCATTAAACAATGCTTGTGCTGCTGGATTAGACGGTGCGCCACCCGTACCTGTATTGACAGCCAAACCGCTTGTACCACGACCATAGTTAGTAGCTTGTAACCTAGCAAAATCTGCTGCTCTGGATGGTTGTAATAAAGCCTGTTGATTAGCCATATACTGCTGTGATGCTGCTTCAGGCGAAGTGGCTAAATACTGTTGACCAAGATTAAACAGAGACTGAGCGCCACCGTACAGCGGCTGTGCAGCCGTCCCAACTTGTGTTGGGTCATATTGACCAGTAGCGGAAAATAGACGGTCTTGGATAGCTTTTAACTCTGGAGAAAGAGTATAACTTCCTTGTCCTTCTGGAGTAAAGGCTGAAGTACCAAACCGAGTAGTCATACCCATTGGCTTGAACTGCGCCATCGCTGAGGCACGTTCAGCAGCAGCCCTCAAAGCCTCTGCTTGTCCTCTAGCAGCGTCAGCGGCTTTACCGCCTGATATTAAACCACCGCCAATACTGAGTATTGGAGCAACAAATTGACCCATTATAGACTCCTACTATATATATGATACATTTTATTATCCTGCCCTAAAGAAGGTTGTGTAAACTTAAAACCTATTGTTTTACTAAACTTTGCTAACTTAGTATTTGTTTCTTCTATCATAGCAACTAAAGGAACCGAGACTAAGTGTTGTAATAAATTTAAATCTTTTAAATACTTTGATTTAACTGTCGGTGTCCATTTACGAACATCTGTATGAAACCATATTAAATCTGCATGGAGTTCTAACAACATGGTATAGTCTTCACGAATGACGACAGGTACTTTCATCATGCCTTCATAATATATGCAAGTGCATAGTATGGAGGTAAGTTAGCGTTTGTACCGCTAGAACCTGTTGAAGCATTGGTAACTGAAATACCAGTAGATGAAGAACTTGTTAACCCTAGAGTTGCAGCGGTTGCTGAACCTTGTAAAGCATAGGATTCATAATTTCCAGTATATGTACTTCCTTTATTCATGAAATTAGAAGTTGTTAAAGTAGAGGATGTCCCTGCTGTTGTTTGGTCTGTATTTGCAAGAAAATGAGCATGATTTGGGTCTGTTATGGACGCAGTGTGGGTATGGCTTACAACAGAAGCGTCTTTAGAACCACCAGTAGCCCCTACAGTAACTGTTCCAGCAGATGCAGTAACGGTAGTGCTTGCGAAGTATTGAGCAGAACTTAGTGTATAAGTTCCTGTATTTCCAGAACCAGTACCAAATGCCGTAATTGAAGTACTAAATGCAACACCAGTTCCAGTTAGGAATTGTCCAATACTTAGAGTACCAGAAGCTACATCGGTGACTGTCATTACAGTTGATAAAACACTTAGTGTAGTACTTGCTAAAGTATATGTTCCTGTAAAATCACCACTTGCACGAGTTTGAGAAATACTTACAGTATATGTACCAACACCACCAGTAGTTCCTGTCAACTGTGATGAAATAGTTGTTCCAGATGTGGCACTATTTCCAGTTAATACTTGACCAGTAATAATCGTGCCAGAAGCTACAGCAGTTACTGTTAAAGTTGTACCTGAAATAGAACCTGTGAACGAAGCTGTTGAACCAGTATACGTTAATGTGTATGTACCTGTGCCACCAGTGCCTGTACCTAGTCCACTAATAGTTGCTGTTTCTAATATAGAAGCGTGGCTTACTATATCTCCGACAGAAACAACACCACCAGAAGCAACTGCTGAAACAGTAAGTGTAGTGCCTGAAATAGAACCTGTTACACTTGCGCCAGCTTTAGCTGTTATAGAAGCATCAGTAGCTCCAGCACCGATAATAAACTTACCACGAAGGTCGGGAGTACTGTTTGTACCATCACATAAGTACCATCCAGTAGGGATAGAACTAATAGCACCAGACCACATACAGACAACACCCGTAGGAAGCAAAGCATCAATAGCAGCTTTAATAAATGCTGTGCTTGCAGCCTGAGTAGTATTTGTACCTAATGACGCAGTAGGTACAGTGGGTGTTCCTGTAAATGCAGGGCTATTGCTGTCAGCTTTAGAAGTAATCGCAGAAGCAATCGCTGTGAACTCGTTATCGATTTCAGTGCCTTTGATAATCTTACCAGCGTTGCCTGTTGGTAAGGTATCCTTAGCTGTGAAATTAGTTGCTTTACTATAATTTGCCATTATCTATCCTTAAACTATTGTTTTACCTGCTTTGACAGCCACATCAATCTTCTGTATTGACACTGGATTGCCGTTAATGTCTGCTTCTAATCCTAGTTGCATGATAGCCCCTTGACCGCCAGCATTGATGGAGAATCTATCAAGAACAATACCTGAGCTGTATTCAGCAATGTTATACTCGCCTATACCGTATTCATAAACGACTGCTGTATCAAGAACATAGGTAGCTCCTTGATAACCTTCAGTGTAGTCAAAACCCCACTTAACAGCGACAGACTGGTTCGTGCCGCCAATTAACACCCAACCAATCTTCTTTAAAATCTTTAGTTTTGTAGAGGCATCAAAGTCAAAGTAGTTAGTGAAATACTGTAAACGATAAGATGAACCGTTGTCAGAATGTCCAAAGTACTTACCAATGTATGATGTCTGTCCAATCAATAATTCTTTAGCCTGAGTAATACAAAATGACTTAGGTTGTAAACTGTCCCAAATAGTAACCCTAGCTGAACCGTCTTGTAGACGTGAGCGAGTATCAAAGCAATACACAAAGCGTGTTGTAGGTAAAGACAATAAATAGATTGCATCTCTATCGTAATAAATACTTTTAATCTTTCCTAAGTCTGCTTCGGAAGACACGTTACCCATTAAGTCATCACGAACATTCTTAGAGATGTCGTTCATTGGCAGTGACTTCTCTTGAATTACACGAGCCAAACTACGAACACCACCATCAGATAAAAACAGAATGTCTGTGCCAATATTCTGAACTGAATCACGAGCAATACATCCTACATTATAGATAATATCTTGTAATACTAAGCTACCTGTATCAATCGGATTAGCGTAGATAGCAATATTATTACGACCAAAGATAACCAAGAATCCATTGTGTGCTGCGATAGCAACAATGTTATCGCCATTAGGGAATACTTCTTGTAGGTTTAAGTAACCTGCTGACCCTACAGTAAAGTCAGAGCCACGAAGTAAGTCACTAAAGTATACTGTCTGAGTATCACCAGCAATGTTACCAACCCAGATACGACCAAAGGCAGACAATACTGCATTAGGCTTAAATGTTGCTGTACTGTGGTTAGTAGGTAATGTGCCTACATCGCCAATCTGTTGAAAGCCAAAAGTACCGCTATCGTGGTCGTGAGGGTCTCCACCAGAAACAGGTAACTCATGCCACACCAACATTGGATGTCCAGCCTGTGCTAAATAAGCGTGAGGCTGAAAGTCATTGACATCTCCGTATGGCATTGCAGCCATCTGCCAGTTATTAGCAGTTATCGTGTAAGTAGCGTTTGCTGAATTGTCTGCATTTCGGACAAGACGTTGTGTAAGTGTTGTGCGACCAGTGAATAACTTGTTATTGCCAGCCGATATAATTGTATTGCTTCCGCCATCTACGACCTCCATCATTGCTTCAATCGGATTAGAACCTAAGTCGGTATTCGTAGCGTTCAGCGGAGTCCAGCCCCGTCTTGCACCAATACGACCATAGCGGTCAATTACGCAGTTCTGTGCTTTTAATGCAAATCCAGAAGACAGCGTAATGCTTGACTCTTGAAGATTGAGACCGTAAAAGCCCGGTGCTGCAATCGAGGAAGTTTGTAGTTGTCCAGCCATTATACGCTGTACCACGCTTCTTCTTCAAAGTATCGGGCAGACTCTAAACCAATAGCGTCAGCAAGACTTTGTTTAAATAGTGCGTATGTCTCAGCAGACTGAACACCGCCATCTTCGCCACGTTCTGCTTGCGCTCTTGCCAATGCACCAAGGATGACAGGTTCATGTGGAACTAATAGTTTGTCGGCACTGGCTACCAGTTCAACTTGTGGTCTAATTACGTTAAAACGAATATTGTACACACCGTTAGGGACAGGGTATAAATCTACCTGAGTATCACCGTCAGTATTTGTACCATTAAAGTTATAGTAATGAGGAGAACCTTGTGCTGCATTAGCGATTAAAAATTGTTCGTTCATCCAACGAGTAGTAGCGTTTCGCATGACAACATTGCTTGTGTCGTTTAAGACATCAATAACACGAAAGCGTTGACCTGTGCCTGTTAAGACATAGTTAAAGATGTCAGCAGAAGTGGTGGCAGATAAAGTCTCTGAAAGAGCGTTCCAGTTATAAGCATCTTCCACTTGACGCTTAGAATCGTTTACATACTTTGCAATGAGTTTGACATAGGCGTTATCCGACACTGAGGAAGCCTCTGGCTCACGCAGTCGGATTAACACTTCGTTTGTAAGGTCTAAGTAGTTTTTCAGTGCCATATTTTTCCTAGTGTATCATACTTTTGCATAAAAAGCAAGTGTTTTTTTAACAATCCCACTTTTTTAATGCTAGTGCTTTACGGGTTGGTTTACCCTTTTCGTCCTTCATCGGACCAGCAACACCGCCCATCCTAGCGCAAAAGCTCTTACGCCGTCCAGCCGCTTTAGGCGACTTTGCAGCCTCCTTAGCAGACACTGGCGGCTTGAGCTTAGAACCTGTAGTTTTGTTGTAGTAGTCTCGCCCTTTTTGATTGAGACCACCTTCCGGGTTCTGAAACGCTTTCTTTGGCATTATTTCTTCTTTGCTGTCTTAGCAGCATCCTTAAAGTCTTTAGCCGTAGGAGCGCCTTTAGAACCTACTTTACGCATCTTTTCACCTGAGCCAGCCTTGATACGGTTTTTCTTGGCTGCGATATTTGCGTACAATCCGGGTTTAGTAGCCACGCATCGACCCCATCTTCTTAGCTGGTTTAGCTTTAGGAGTAGTCATCTTAGCTCCCGTCTTCATTGCATAGGACTTAGCTTCTTTCTTACCCTTAGCGGTATAAGGGAACTTTTTGTCTTTGACCATTGGCATGATTACTTCCTTTTCTTGGGTTGGGGTTTAGATTGTCCAGCTTTGGATAAAGCGATTGCGATAGCCTGTTTCTGTGGCTTACCAGCCTTCATCTCTTTACGAATATTCGCAGAGATAGTCTTTTGTGATTTACCTGATTTGAGTGGCATTTATGCAAAGTTCTGTACGGTTGACCTAGCGTCTAGCTCTACCGTAATAACAACAGTAGTGGTAGAACCTGTTTCAGACATGGCTCGAATCTCATCACCTTCGTCTAAAGCAACATAGTTACCATCACCAAGTAAAAAGAATGTTTTAGAAGACAATGGATAAGCAGAAGCAATCGCTACTTCAACATCTTCACTTTTATCGTACCACCAGCAACTAAATGTCTTAGCTGAAGCAGTATTATTAAAAGCATACAACAGTCTCCACAATGCTATGTTTCGTGTTGGGACAGTAAACAATGTAGTCTTCGTGTTTGCTACTAAATTCTTACCTACTGAATGTGAGCGCATGGTTACCTTCTAAATACCATTTCAGAAATATAACTGATGAACGCACCAGCAACTGAGGCAACACCCATCAAAGCCCACAGAGAACCTTTACTACGCTCTGCCATAGCCACTAATCGTTTAATGTCGTTATCCATTGAGTTTACTTTGTGCTCTAAGTTCTCAACAGCATTGACCAGTTTGCCGTACTCTACTAAGTCGATAGGGTTCATGTCACTCATGTTATTTTAAAGAATATGTTTTGTGTGTTAATCATTTGGTATCACTCCAGTTGGGACCATGTCTATACTAATAATATTACCGTCTGAATCTTTAATTGGATGAATACAATAGGCAACGGTGTTATCTTCTAAAGCCACTAATTCATGGTTTTTATCTTTATGAATATAAATCATGTGAGGTGCATCAAAATTAGAAATAACACCTTCTACCGTTACTTGTAGTTTGCCAGTAGCCAATAGCGTTAAATGGTCAAATTGATGGGTATGTCCCATTTCAATATCACCAGCTTTTTGAAAGTGCATTTGTCGGCTATAAATGTTACCGACTGCTCCTAATTTTACGATTGGATGGCTCATAATATTGTTGTATCAATTGTTCCTGAAGGCAATGTAGGCTCAATTACCCATTGTTGGGTTGGTTCATTCCAATGATAAATACCGCTATCAGGTTTGGGTTTTGGCGGCACCCAAATCCATTTATTTTCATCTAACGTCCAGCTATTACATAAAACGCCGTTTTTATCGCTGGGCCTTGGTTCATAAAATACGTCACCAACTGGGGTGTAATGAAAGCCAATTCCAGCAAATACATTTCTAAATGATTTATTAAAGCTAGTTTGTTTCCATTTTGTGTAGCCGCCTGACCATTCCGTTAGAAAAGCTATGCCAACTGGCTCACTTTCAGGAAAAGATAAATTATTTATTGTGTCATTGTTAACCACGTTAACATCTACAACAATGTTGTTATCGTCAAGTTTTGCAAAATGTGCCATATTTATGCCGTGTAAGAACCGTTGCCAGTCCACTTTAATACTGTATTAGAACCGTTTGTGGTTACTGTGGGTGAACCAGTAGATGTTCCTGAATAACTTGCGGTTGGAACGGATATAAAAACAATTCCTGAACCACCGTTACCCCCAGCAATTTGATAAGCACTTCCACCACCAGCGCCACCACCACCACCTGTGTTAGTGCCACCGGCGGTAAATGTTCCACCACCACCACCAGTTCCGGGTGTTCCAGCACTTATGGCGCCCCTGTCATCCCAGCCACCAATACCGCCACCAGCAAAAGTTTGTGATGTGCCAGTTATTGATGTAGACGCACCATTGCCACCGTTACCGCTTTGAAGGCTTACATTACCGTTACCGCCAACTGCGCCTGCACCACCACCGCCACCGCCACTCATTGTTAATCCAGCGGCTGCACCATTTCCACCAGCATTGCCTTGACCAGAAGTGCCAGCAGCTCCGGGTCTTGCGCCATAAAATGCAGAAGCACCACCGCCACCTGAACCACCAGTTTGTGCGTTATTGGTTAAATCACTACCACCGCCACCACCACCAGTGGAAGTTATTGGACCAAAAACTGAATTAGCACCAGAACCGCCCGGAATTCCGCCATTTGCAACTCCAGACCCACCACCACCAA